TATGGATTCTAAGACAAAGAAGGAAGAATTGAAATTCCTAAGTTTAGATGAATTCAAAGCACTAGAAGAAGCCCTAATTAAAGATATTAGAAGTGATTATACAACACGTTACATAATTTTGTTTAGCATGTATACCGGTGCACGATTTGGAGAATGTCTTGGATTAACATGGGATTGTGTAGATTTTGAAAATGAAAAAATAAGAATAGAAAAAGGATTTGATTATCACTTTACAAATGATTTTACTGAAGGAAAAACAAAAAGCAGTAAGCGAACAATTGACGTTTCAATAAAATTGCTAAATTGGTTAAAAGAACTTCCGCAAGATCATTCTTTTGTATTTGAAAGAGTTAGCAACAATGCAGTTAACAAATCTTTGCAAAAAGCATTATTAAGAGCTGGTATTAAGAAGAAAGTTACATTTCATGCATTAAGACATACTCATGCAAGTATTTTGCTTTCAAAAGGTGTTCAATTACTCACGGTTAGTAAGAGATTAGGGCATGCTGACCCTAACATCACATTACAAACCTATGCACATATTTTAGATGAAATGAAGGATTCTGAATCAGATAAAATCAAGCAAATATTTTAAACACGGAACAAACACGGAACAAAACCTTTAGAAACGTTGATATATAAGCAGTTTCTACTACCCTAGGCGACATTTTTTATTGTTCCCTAGTGTTGCACAACGTTTCAAAAGCTTATAGAATCAAGGTTTTCAATTCACAACATTTCACTACATTTCCAATTTCACGGAACAAATACGGAACAAATAAAGCGAGCTATCACTAGCCCGCTTTTATCGTTTAAAGTCATCTCTTATAAACCTCTCTGCGCATTCAGTCAGTTTGCTTGCCGTTTCAAACGAAACGTTTTTCAATTCTCTAGTTCCATTGATTAGTCTTGCAATGAGCGGCTGTGAAACACCGCTCTCTTTTGCAATTCGATATCCTGAATAATTCTCAAATAACCATACTATTTTTTCTTCATCCGCTCTTAACATAGTGCCCTCCTAAACTTCTGTATTTATTCTTCCTGTTTAATTGTCGTTCTTATTTCCTCCTGCATACAATACAATCAAAGCGACTACGATAATAATTATTATATGTTTCATCTTGATTTCCTCTTTCTAATTAATATATAATTGAGGGGATGGAAGTTATCCTTCCCCTCTTGAAAAACGTCAACCCCTTCTTTTACGTGGTAGGTTTTGTCGTTTTTCTTTTTTTGTGGCTTTGTACCACTCTCTAGCCTCTTTTGATATTGCAACCGCAATTCCAACGATTGCTACTAGAGTTGTGATTTTTTCTTCCATTCCCTCACCTCCTTACAATTATATTATATACCAATCGTTATATAATGTCAACACTTTTCTTTAAAATAATTTAAAAAATGCAAAAAAAAT